CTCGGCCCTTCCGCTGGTACTTGTGAGGCAGGACGTTGAGGAGCACGCTCGCCTTGGACTTGCGGTGCTTGCTCATCGGCGACCGCACTGCTTCTGGAGGGCGACGTAGCCAGCCGGTCCGATGCGGGTGTCCCGCGCGACGCCGTAGTTCTTGAACTTGGGGTTGCGCTCATGCCACGCAGCCACAGCGGCCTCGGTGTTCTTGCCGTAGAAGTTGGACGGGGCACCGGGGATCTTGTAGCCGAGCTTCATCAGGAGCTCCTGGATGTCCCGGACCTGGACGTGCGTGGCACCGGGCTTGACCGCCGAGGAGAGCTGGTAGATGGGGTTCGGCTTGGCCGGAGCGGGCTTGACCGGGGCAGGCTGCGCGGGAGCGGGCTTGGCCGGAGCCGGAGCCGGGGCAGGCTTGGGAGCCTCACCCTTGTAGGCCGGGTCCGCCGACACGATGCCTTCGGGGAACTTCGGGTAGCCGTAACCGAAGACGTGGTCGGAGCGACGCTCGCGCTTCTTCCGGTAGACGCCGTCACCCTCAGCGGAGCCGTTGTCGTTGGTGTTGCCCTCGACCGTGTAGATGTAGTCGGCGTCGTAGCTGATCACGATGCCGGTGTGCTCACCGCCACCCGGACCGTAGAAGACCTGAGCGCCGACAGCCGGATACTCGCTGAAGCGACCGAGCTTCTTGAACCAGGCCACGCCCGCCACGCAGCTCGCAGTGCGCGGGTAGAGGTCCGCAGCGCCAGCCTTCAGCGCGACCCAGGAGCAGAACGTGGCGCACCACGCCTGCCAGTCCGCCCACTCCAGGCCAGGGATCTGGGCGGCGTACTTCTCCTTGTTGTTCCAGTGGCCGTCCGCCGACTTGCCTTCGTGGTAGCCGACCTCTGCCGACGCGATGTCGATGACCTGCTGAGTGATGCTCACTCGATACTCCTTCGGGTAGAGCGAAGGCCCCGACTCGATGTGAGCCAGGGCCTTCGCGCGGGTTGATCAGATCCGGGGGCCTGAGACCAGGTGGTTGTCCAGGCGCTCAGACACAGCCAGGCGCTCGACGCGCTCTTGGCGAAGGTCAGCTCGAAGGCCACCGATCTCGGAGCCGTGCTGACGAAGGACGTCCAGTACCTCGCGGACGTCGTCATGAAGCCGATCCATGTCATCGCGCAGGTTCGTGCTGTGGCTGTTCGCGACCTGGTCGCGGGCTTCCTGCGTGTTGTCCCTGACCTCTGTCAGGGCCTTGTGCTGACGTCGCATGAACTCGACGCAGACACCGATGAGGGTCACAAGGATCGTGCCTCCGGTAGATACGAGAGCCACCTGAACGGTGGGCTCCATTGCGTTGGTCATGAGGCCAGGGCCTCGACCAGCTTCTCCAGCTTCTCGATGCGAGCCTGCTGGTCCTTCACGACGGCGAGCAGAGCCACACCGAGCAGGTCGTAGCGGACGGAGTCGATCTCGCCATCCATGTAGGAGACGATCTCGGGAAGGGTCTCGGCGACCTCCTCTGCGATCAGGCCGTACTCGTCCTTGCGGCCCTCGACCAGCTCACCCTCGTCGTTCTCGGTGGCCTTGCGGTCGTAGATCACAGGACGCAGGGCGAGGATGTCCTTGGGGTTGATCTCGTAGCTGCGGACGTTCTCCTTGAACCGGATCGAGGAGGTGTTCCGGCAGAAGTTGTGGTTGCCGTCGACCCACACCGCGTACCAGGTGGAGCCCGAAGGCGTGTAGCTGTGCGGTCGGTCCGAGCCGTTGGCCCGGTAGATGACATCGCCATACGACAGGTAGCTGTGCGTGTGGGAGCTCGGCGTGAACGTGCTCGGCTTCGACGTGATGCTGTTCCAGTCGTGCGCGTGCGTCGAGGGCGGGAAGGTCGCAGGCTCGCCCGTAATGTCGGCCCACGCGGTGGTGTGCGGAGCCGGGGTGAACGTGGTCGGCTTGCCGGTGACCTCGGACCAGGTCGGGGCTGTGTGCGTGTGCGCGCTCGGGGGGAACGTCGCAGGCTTGCCCTGAATCGTCGTCCAGTCGACGGTCGGTGCCAGGTCCATCCAGGCACTGCCGTTCCAGAACTCCCACTTGCCAGTGTCGGAGTTGAGCCCGAGGCGACCGACGCGAGGAGTGGTCGGGCGAAGCAGCGTGCTCCAGGAGCCGATCCGGCTGCCAACGAAGCGGCGCTGGTCGGTGACGCTGCCAGCCGAGATCGAGGTGACGTTCGCACCCACCGAGACGTTCGCCAGGCAGATCTCGTAGATGCCGGTGTCAGTCTGGGTCAGGGCTGGAGTGCCGCCGCCAGCCGAGCCCTTGATGACGGCCAGGACGATGCTGTTCGCAGTCGGGTCGAGTCGAAGGACGATGCGGTCCATGCGAGCCGCCGTGTCGGCAGCCGCGATCGTCAGGTTCTCGACCGCCGTCGAGGAGTAGGCGTGACCGCGAATGACCGCCAGGCCCGGCTGCACCGTGAGGATCATGCTGGTGCCAGCGGAGGCGACTCGCAGGTCAGGGGCGGACGAGGACGATGCGACGCCCGTGTCCTGAAGCTCCCTGAAGAAGGCGCTGTACTGGGACTCGGTGACGCTCTGGGCGTCGAAGGGGTAAGAGCTCTGGGCCACTGGGGGTCCTTCCTTGTGGGCATGGAAGAAGCCCCAGGCCGTGAGGCGCAGGGGCTTGAAGGATGCGGGTGGGGTTACAGGACGTAGGTTGCTGAGAAGCGGACCGTGTCATTCGCCGCCAGGTTGTACGTGTTGGTCGTTCGGATCGTGACGTCTCCGTCCGGAGTGATGTCGCACTCTCCATCCGCGTAGCCCGTGGAGTAGAGAGCGGTCATCGTGTTCCGGGGGCGGTAGCCATCCGGGATGTTGCAGCACACGGTGTCCGCCAGGTTGTACGGGGCGGACGATCCGGTATTCAGCGCCGTGACCACCTTGATGTCGGCCTTGACCGTAGCCACTCCGTTGATCTTCGTTGCGAAGAAGTTGTTCACGGAGAAGCCTGTCGTGGCCACACATCCAGAGGTGGTCGTCACTGGGGCTGCGACAGGTGGGGGGTAGAGGGCTGCGCCCATGTGCGGGGTCCTTCGGTTGCGCTGAACTTCAGTAGGGATGGGGTCAGAAGGCCGGGCCGATGTCCTCAACGATGAGGTGGCTCAGGCCGGTGGGACCGGTGATGTATCGGACGCTGCCGTAGGTTGCCGCAGCGCGCATCGCCCTGGTGCAGATGGCAGCCGACACCGGGCCTGCGGGCGGGTCGCTGAGTACCCACTCCGCGAAGACGCCGTTGCCAGTCAGCGAGTCGTCGTCGTAGACGGTGGTCTGCGTGTAGCCCAGGCTTGTGCTGGTTACCGTCGCGGTGCCGGAGCCGGTGGCCCATCGGCACGACGTCATGGCTGCCTGCTTGGCGTAGCGGTAGGTCGTCTGATCGCCGACGCCGTCAGCGTCAACGATGGCCGCCATGAACCTGATCATGTAGGCGCGACCGGCCTCGGCAGTCCAAGTGATGGCGTATGCCCTCGTCTCGGTGTCGCCGACGTAGCCACTGGTTACCAGCGGAACGAAGGCGACGATGCCCTTGGCCGCGACGCCCTTGGGTGGTGGGTAGAGTCCTGCTCCCACAGGGAACTCCCTTCTGTCACAAGGGGTTACGCCAGCGCAGCCCAGAAGCGGTTCGCTCCGTTCTCGATGGCGCTGGTCGTGATGGATGCCGGGGACGCGGTCAGCGAGGTGGCGCTGAGCATGCCGAACCGCTTGACCGGAGTGAGGCCGAAGGCGTTGGGCGGTGAGCCCGCAGCGTTCTCGTAGGCCAGGCACATCGGACCGTCGCCGGTCGTCGTGTTGTAGATGAACCGCCAGGCGATGTAGTACGTCCCGGCAGCCAGCGTGGTCGTCGCGGTCAGCGGGGCGAAGGAAGCACCACCACCCGCAGCGTGCTGCTCGGCAGGCTCGTACGCCACCGTTGACAGGTCGCCGCTCGTCGCCACGCGAGTGCCCGAGCTGTTGTAGATCGCAGCCCAGGAGCCGGTCTGGAGACCGCCCGCGTACCCGAGGAAGTGCCAGACAATCTTCGAGATCGACTGGCTCTGCCGAAGCGTGACCGCCGTGATGCGGACGGCGGTCGTGCCCGTGTAGATGCCAGTCGACTGGCAGTTGGCAGGGTCTGAGGACCACGCCTTCAGGCCCAGGTCTTCCGGCAGCCACTCGTCAGCTCGCGGCTGGAGCTCCCAGTTCATCGCGCCACCAGGCGAGGCACCCGTACCGCGCTGGGCGTAGACCCTGCCGGACTTGGCGTAGACCTGAGCGCCGAGCGATGTGGTTGACGGGTCTGCCGCCAGGTTCTTCAGGCCGACCGCGCCTTCAACGCTGACGCGGGAGCCGTTCATCAGGTCGCTGGTGCCCAGTCCCACGTAGCCGTTGGCACGCTTGACGTAGACGGCGTAGCCGTTGTCCACCTCGGCGTCCGTGTAGCGGACCAGGTAGAAGTTCGAGCCCTCGTCCGCGCCCGTCTCGGAAGCCTCAGAAACGCCCATCACCCAGCGTCGCTTGTTCAGCTTGCGGAAGCCCATCACGCCGACATCCGTGTCGCTGATGGAGTTGATGATCAGCGAGGTGTTGATGACACTGCCGCCAGCGGTGGACGGTGCACCCACATCGGACGCACCCAGCGCGACTGCACCCGTCATGCCGTTGACCGAGGTGATCGCATCGTTGGCCACGGTCACGATCGCGCCGTCCGACTGGCGCACCTTCAGCTTGCCAGCCTCGGAGTAGACGATCGCGCCGTCAGTGATGCTCGAAGTCGGGACCGTCGCCGCGTTCTGCATGACCAGGTTGCCCATGCCACCGCCAGCCGCAGAGGCTGAGCCTCCGATGCGGACGTTCTTGTCCATGTAGACGTTGCCCTGCTGGAAGCGCACAGAGCCGGTGCTGCGCACCTCGAAGGAGTTGGCTGCGTTGTCGGCAGACTTGACCTCGAAGGGGTTCGAGGAGGAACCGGCAGGCAGGGTGAGGATCATCGGCACAGTGGCCGTGCCAGCCGGACCCGTAGGGCCAGTAGCTCCGGTCGGTCCCTGCGGGCCGGTAGCTCCCTGCGGACCCTGTGGTCCCTGCGGTCCTGTCGGGCCGGGCACGGTAGAGGCAGCGCCAGCCGGACCTGTGGGGCCAGCGACACCCTGGATGCCCTGGATGCCCTGGATTCCCTGCGGTCCCCTGATGTTGCCGATCGCCGTGCCCCAGCCAGAAGCGGAACGCTGCCAGATGTCGCCCGTGTCGGTGCGGATCAGGAGGTCGCCGGGCTTGGTGTCCGTGCTCGACGTCGAGGTGGTGTTCAGGTAGATCTTCGAGCCGCCAAGCTCGGACCCACCAACGACGGACCATGCGCCCGCCGCCTTCTTGTAGATCGTGTAGTTGGTCGACGTCACACCGAGGAAGGTGCGCGTGTCCTCCTTGAAGTACCAGTCGCCGTCAGCGCCAGTGGTCGACGCCGGAACGACGGTGCCGGTGAGGATCGAGGAACCGACGTCGCCCTTCAGACCCTGTGGGCCGGGAGCTCCAGTGAGGCCAGAGACCTCGGGGGAGGGGACTACGTTGAAGCCCATCAGGCAGCCACCTCCACTCCGCAGATGTGCACGCCGAGACCGGTCGTGCTGCCCTGGACTTCGATCGCCTGACCGGCGACGTCCATGACCTGCGTCATGTCCAGGGTGAAGATGCCGTTCGCAGGGACGGGCGTGTTCGGGATGACCGTGATCGCGCCCATCTTGATGAGGATGGTCGAGGCGGTCGTGTTGACGTTGGCCACGACGATGTTCGTGACGATCGCCGTCGTAGCAGACGGCACCGTGTAGACGGACGTGAGCGTCGTGGAGGCCACGCCCCGGAAGAACTTCTTGGGCACGTTGGCCACTGGTTACCACACCCCCATGATTCGCATGATCTGGTCATCGGTAGAGACGCCACCAGAACCGGAACTGTTGCGCTCCAGTTGACTCACGCGGCTCTCTGTGTTCTGGACTCGCTGCGCGTAGGCAGCCTCGGCGTTGAAGCCGGTGGCGTCACCGAGCTCGACGCCGATCTTGAAGCCTTCGGAGGTGGCCTTCAGGATCATGCCGGTGACGGTGGAGACGAGCTCCTGGTCGTTGACCACGACCGAGACGACGTCGCCCAGGCCCCAGTCGACGCCGAACGTCATGGCTGAGTCCTCCATGGGGACGGCCTGTACGGCAACTGCCGTGAAGCCCTTGTCGGCCAGCGTCTCCAGGCCGGAC